GCTAGGCAAGTCGGGGCCGGGGTATCCCAATTATACGGGCGGCATAATTTTCATCGACTTTTGATTTTCCCAATTAAAGCGGGGCGTAATTTTTCATCGACTTTTGATTTTTCCTTCAACAATGGCGAGAAGCCAGTCGGCACTGTCCGAACGATCTAGCCTGAGCGAGAAGAGAGTGAGGACACTATGGCTAGAACACTATGTCCTTTAATTGCTGTTCCGCCATATATTTAACAATACGACAATGCTCTTCTATTGTTCCATTACTTTTAATTGCATTTCCTCTATGACTAAGAAAAGCGCAGTTACCAGGAACGTAGCCAAGAGAAGGAATAACTCTATCCAAAGAAGGGCTATTTGGGGTCGGGTGATCATTAACCACTTGACGCCTTTCCCAGTCCAACGGTTCTTTAGTAATAGGACAATGAGAAATAACTAATGATTCTAAATACTCAATAGTTAAATTACAGGGGATACTTTGATCACGCGCTCGCCTCTTAGCATGTTCTATTGTCCTTCGTAATACACTGCGAAGATCATTTTTAATGCGCTGTCTATAGGCTTGTCTTCTCAATTTGCCTTGATCCGAGATTCCGTAACGAGAAGCAGCAGTACGCCTGCAGTCTTTGCATCCACTTTCGTGCCCACATTTTCTTGTGTTACTTTTATAGAAATCCTCTATCTTTTTTTCTTTTTTACATTTTGAGCAAACCACCAGAGCGGTAAGTGAGTTCATGGATGCAGTAAAAGTTGCTTGGCAATTTAGGGATCATACTCGGTTTCTCGATAAATGGCAGTTATCAGGAAAACAACTATTTCTTTGCCATTGTCTTAGGACGCATCGAGCTGGTAGCTCCCCAAGAGCGTCTGTCATTGCGTCCTTTCTTTTGTTTTTTATTGTATTGCCTTATTTTTTCTTCCTGGCTGTGTGCGATCACACCTTCAGCGGGTAAAGCTCTCGCTAAAGAAGTATTGAAAAGGTGGTTAGGAAGGAGCCCTAGGAACGTGGTCGCTTGGGGCTCTGCGCGTAGGGCTCCTTGGCGGAGGTGCTTGGTACTGTGTACGAGGCTCCTGAGCGAACTGGATTAAGCATAGTGCTTCTCCAATACCTAGTATAAATTGTGACGAAAGGAGCTTTTTACTCCCGAGAGCAAAAGCGCGCTAGTATTGAAGGGCATTCTCAGTTTTCGGGAGTAAAACATGGGCACTATGCCAGTCAGGAAAGTGGCTAAAAAGCAAAATGAAGGCTGGGTGTACGTCGTCCAGTGGGAAAATGATCCTTACGCAGTCAAAATTGGTTTTACTACAGACTTGAAAGGGCGATTCTCAACATTTCTCACTGCATGTCGTCATCGCCTAGTCGTCCTCAAAGCTTTTGGTGCCAACATGGAAGATGAGAAGCTTTTGCACGAGCGTTTCGATGGGTGTAGGGATAGCAGGGAATGGTTCCTCCTTACGCCAGGCTTGCAACGTTTCATTCAGCAAGACATGCCTTGTCAGACAAAGGAGGCTCAGGCCAGTATTGGCAGATGGATGGATGATTGCGTGAAGTGGCATCCAATGGCGGCGACCAAAAGGGAACTCTTGGAGGCTGCACAAAAAACTCATCGAATTCCTCCTTTCATTGTCAATGCCCGCACCTATGTGATTTGGGCTCTTAATGATATTGATAGCAATGGCTTCTTTTCTACGTCTAATGGTATTATTAACCACCCATCAAATAAAGGACTATATGAAGCAAAAACCATTTACAACTGCTTAGCCTCCATTGTCGAAGAAGGTTTGGCAATTAAAAACACAGCCAAGTGCTATCGTCTGACAGCATTGGGAGAAAAAATACTGTTAGATGCGGAAGATGATTATGAAAACAGTCGGCCCAAAAGAAAAAGCGCTTTTTCCACTCGTCTCGGTAGGGGTATGGCCTGATGGGATACCACGAGCCACAAGAAGCCTTGATCACAGTGACGCAGCAATGGAAGCTGCACGTGCCATCCAGGCGTTATTTCACTACGGCCTTAAGAGAAATTGAGAAGGCGATGAAGCCCACTCGCACATGCCTCTGGAAGCTTGGAGGGGCGAAGTGCAATGGCTACCAGGCCGACCTTTTGTCTTTCTCCATTAACCACCAGCTTGACACTGCGTCTGAGCCCTCCTATCCTGATTGGTGACCTGCTTCTCTTTCATGGCTTCTCGCATTCCTGCTGAGTTTTTCAATGAGTTCAGTAAAGTTGTCACCAAACACGTACTGGACAACCCTCAAGAGTTCAATAAGCTAAAGGATCGTCTTGAAATGTTGGAATGTGCCACTAGCAAGGCTGGTGCAGGAGCCCTTGGTTATTTGATGGCAAAAGCAGAAGCGGAGGCAAAAGAAGAAGAAACAGATATTTACGATCAAGTGTTGCAAATCGTTAGAGATAACAGACAAAATGAATGGACCTGCACTGATGTCATTTTTACAGTCATTCATAAATGGCTCGACAGAGTCTATGAGAAGGATGGCTTTGCGAAAGACTTTTCCGCGAGGGAGCTACTCTCTGAGTGTTTCAACCCTTACATTGCCACTGCTGTGTAACAAGCACCACACCACTTTCTCCCCCATTGCTCTTAGCCTTCTGCTTGCCGGAGGCTTTTTTTATGAGCATGTTCAATGATCTTCCTTGTCCGTTCATGATGGATGATATAAAAATATGGCCAGTACATAGTCGCCCTGAATATCAATGGTTTATTGCCCACCTAGGAGAACCATTTTATTTTCGTTCCAAGGCGGAGGCCGTTGCTTTTGCTAAGAAAATGCAAGCAGCCAGCCAAGACATCCCCAGTATTGAGCTAGGCTAGAGCTGTTGTCACGGCCCGCCTGGAGCGGGCTTTTGTTGTCTCATGAAGCTCAAAGAAAACGCACGTTGCGAAAAGATTGCTCGCACTGGTCGCATTGAAAGCTGGATGAATGATCCTGAAGGACGCCTGCCAGTGAGTTGTGCTGTGATGGTGGTAGAAGACTCAATGGAAGGGAGGAATGGCATTGAAGCGTCTTGGCGCTTTACTTCCCATGGTCTTCGCAATGGTGCTGGCGTAGCCATTCATTTGTCCAAGCTTCGTGGTCGCAATCACCAGAATGGCAAGGGCCTCACGGCTTCCGGTCCTTGTTCATTCGGCAAGATCTATTCCACGTTGAATGAAATTCTTCGTCGCGGGGGCAAGTTCAAGAACGGCGCTGTAGTGCTTCATCTTGATTACGATCACCCTGATGCCATGGAATTTATTTCCATGAAGCGAGAAGAGCTTCAATGGGCAAAACGCGCATTAAATGTAGACAGTGATTTCTTTGATAAAACCAGCCCAGAATTCAGGGCACAGTTGATCAAAGGCATTTCTAATGGTGATATTTGGCTTGTTAAAAAGAAATATGACAAAAATGGTGAGCGAGTGTATTTCCAAGTGTGCTTGGAAGTTGCCATGCCATCGCGAGGCACTTGTTTGCTGCAGCATGTAAATCTTGGCGCTTGCAAAGTGGACGATTTGCACGATGTTTTTCCAGAGGCAATGAAAGAATTGTGCGAGCTTCATGCTCGTACAGGCGTAGGAAACACTTCTGAATACCTTGGTCCTGATCAAGATAAGCAAGTGGGTCTTGGTATGCTTGGTCTCGCCAATTTCCTTTCCATCCATGGCGTCACTTACAAAGAATTTGGAGAAGCCTTGGAAGCATGGAATGGCACGGATGTTACTGAATGGACAAAACTAAACAATACGAAAGTTGCTGACATCACTTTTGAGCTAGTGGTGGCAATTGAAAGGGCAGCGGAAGTAGCTCGTAAATACGGCATGCAACGTGCCTTTGCCATTGCTCCTACTGCCTCTTGCTCCTACCGCTACCTTGATCTTGAAGGCTTCACTACCACGCCAGAAATTGCCCCTCCCATTGCTCAAGTTGTTGATCGCGATAGTGAGACGATGGGAGTGGAACGGTTTGATTATGGCCTCGTTGAAACGGCTGAGCAAGTGGGCTGGAAAGATTTCCGTAAAGTGGCAGATGGCATCATGAAGATCATGGAAGGCACTGGTCTTCTCCATGGTTATTCAATGAACTGGTGGAGCGATATGGTTTCATGCGACGAAGATTTCCTTCGTGAATGGCTTAATAGTCCGCAAACTTCTCTTTATTACGCTCTTCAAGTGCAGGGAAATACGCAAGCAAAGGATGATGTTGGAGTAGACTTGGAAGAGAGCCTGAGTGAGTTCTTTAGTCTCGACGACGAGCCTGAAGTGTCTTCTTTTGATGCTGGGTTCTGCAGCAGTTGCGCTGAATGAACTATTAAAAAATGAGGCAGCATCTTTGCTGCCTTTTATTGTCTCTTTTTTCCCATCGCCCTTTTCCTCTATGGCTACCAAGCTCGATTATTTTACTGCAGTGGCTAAAAAGCGTCCTTGGCAAGCAGTGCCAGTGACCAAAGGCGCCTTTGTCGAAGGTGCAGAAGAAACCATCATGCGAGCACTGGCCATTCGCCACCTTGAGCTGCCTGTAAAGGACATGCTGCTAGAAGGCCTAGAGCGTGACCTTCCGGCATCTCCTGGGCTCATCGAGAGCATCCATAGCAACATCCTTGATGAAGAGCGTCATGACCTTGCCTTGAACTATGTGGCGGCAGCTCATGGCACTGACGAAAAAGCAGAAAAGGAAGCTTTCCGCATTCGGCAAGCATGGGCAGACCACCCCGCCCACCCCATTGCCAAGGTGGCAGTGCTGGAAAGGAGCCTGTTCTTCACTATTCTTCCTTTCTTTCGTTTCAATGGTGACAAAGGACTGCGCACTGTTGCTAGTGACATTTCAAGGGACGAAATTTGTCATGCTTTTTGCCATACCAAGATTTGTGAAGAAGCTGGTGAAAAGTATGGCAATAGCTTGAACAAACTGCGTAAGATGACAGCGCTGTGGATTTATGACAATCTTGGCCAATCGTCTAATAAGTATCTAGATAAGGACTTCTGGCTGCGTCAAAGCGATAGCTTATTCATTAGCGGCAAAGCTCCTGAACTGAGCGACACCACTGCCAGCGTCATGCCAGCATTCTTTGAGGTGAATTCGCTGAACCTTCCTGCCTATGGCGCTGCGTAGTGCTATAGTTTGAAACGATAGAGGCTTGGTCCCTGTTTGTCTACGCCTGGTTCACTCACAGCCCGATTGTCGGTAGGTCAGTCACACCAAGTTCTTCTGTCAATCCTCAGATGCCATTTCCTGGTTTCCGTAGTCTGGGGTGCTAAAAATGGAAATCAGCTTTCCCTCCATTGCTCTGTCGATGGAGAGCAGCACAAGGACTGGAAAATTCTGGTCCTTGCGTCTGCGTAGGGTTTGGTCCACCTTGGAGCCCTCGACCCATTTGGCAAGCTCGACGGACCTAGCGGTGGTTGCTGGCAATAGCCGGTGACCTACTTTGCAGAGACCGCTTAAACACCCCCTAAGCCTCTTAACAATGCTCAAACAAGGGGGTCACTGGCCCTTGGTGTTGGATCACGCCAGGCACATAGCCTGGAACACTGGGTTCGATTCCCAGAAGCGCCCTTCCCGCCCATGGTAAATTGGTGGCGTCATCCTTACGAAACCATGAGCGCCTTTGTCACTTCAGACCTTCATTTGGGGCACAATAAAAGCCTCACTTTCCTCAAGCCAGATGGAAGCCTGCTACGTCCTTTCATGAACCTAGCAGACATGCACAATGTCTTGATTAGTCGCTGGAATAAAATAATTTCTCCCAAGGATAGAGTGTACATCCTTGGCGATGTAGCCATTGCACGAAATTCACTTTGCCTTTTGAATGAATTCAATGGGAGCAAAGTTCTCATCAAGGGAAATCATGACATATTTAAGCTTAAGGATTACTTGCCATATTTTGATGATATTCGCGGGGCCTTTGTTCGCGATGGCTTAATCTTCACCCATATTCCCATCCATAGCAAGTCTTTTGAGGGCCGTTACATCGGTAATGTACACGGTCATCTTCACTGTCATTCAGTCAGGCTTGATAATGGAGAAAAGGATAAGCGCTATTTCAATAGCTGCGTAGAACAGCATGATTTTACTCCAGTAGCATTGGAAGAAATCAAAGCCTACTTTGCGGGCAATGAACGAACGGCGCACGTTTGACACTCCAGTGAGGTCACGGTGGAATGCTCCCATTCATAACATCCTGAAGGCAATTGACAGTCACACTGAACTATTTCTTTCCCATCGTGATCCTTGGCATTCAGAAAAGGCAAATGAACTCAGGCATTATTTGCATGAGTTAAAAGCTTATATTCACTCACAGGAAGAACTGCTGCAAGATAATCATTCGACTAATGCCCCTAGTCAGATTTGAACTGACACCTGTGCGAAGCTTAAATTCGCTGCCTACTTCCAATTGGGCTACAGGGGCGTAAAAGCAGAGTTTCGTCGCAATAGACGATCAACAGGTGCGGCCTGTGCTCTGCTTTCGTTAAACAGTGGGCAAGTGCTTCAACTCACTTGGAATCCCCGTTAAAGCCAGCATGGACGAGAATGCTGGCAACCATCGGCCGATGGGCTTCTGCAGAAGCTCCAAGAGTTTAGCAGTCATAGTCCTTGCATTGTTGACAGTCGGGAAAATCTTCGCACTCCCTCTCCCACCATTGCTCACTACTTAAACGAAGATATTCTCTTTTTTCTTGGTCATACTGCCTTGCAGCAGCCTCCCGCTCCTCACTGGAAGCAGCTTCATCATGAAGGGCATAAGCTGCCTCAATAGCAGCATGGAACGCAGCTTCAGTGGCTTCAGAAAGAACCATGCCAATCATGCGGATGTAATGAAAGTTTAATCAGGATAAGTCTTTTTCAGCCTTTCGTCGCCTCTCTATTTTTTGAAAATTACGAAGCCTTGGCAAAAGCGATGGCTCGTAGAAATGATCTGCAGCCAACAGCCTTAATGCGGTTTGTCTATCGGCTTCCAGGATTGCAAGCAAATAAGACGCTTCCTCAAACGAAAGTTCAAAAAGAGCCATTTATCTAAAGTGGAGCAACGTTATTTTTGAAGATTCTAATGGTGCTAGCGCACCAGGCTATTGATCCAATCAATGGTGTCATCTTTTGAGGCTTCAAGAATGGCTCCAGCAAGGGCAAAGGCATAGTCATCAATTCCGCTTTCTTTACCACCAGTTACCGCCCATTGTCCACTCTGTCGATAAATAATGCTTAAGTTTTTGAGCTGATTGATTGCTTTTTTATGCGGATACATTTCAACTAGGCCGGCATTAAAAAGCTCCTTCATCTTGCTGAATGCTTTCATCTTTGTACTAACAGACCATGCCAGTTCGCAAATTGGATAGTCCTTGGCAAGGCTTTGAATGGTTGCAGAACTATTGAATTGGTCAAGCACAATGCTGGAGAATTCATAAATGGCATGGTGCTCCTTAATCCAATCCTCCACCTTGGCAATATTCACTTCTTTCTTGCCTGCAATTTCAAAATCAGGATCGAAAGCGTGAAACTTATCTACGATTAGTCGCTGTCCTTCATAGTGGACAATACATGCAGTGTAATCATCACGGCCAACACCACCACGGGCTGGATCCAATGCCAGTACATAAGTGCCCTTGAGCTCTCTATTGGGAACCAAAATATCGCGCTCTCTATTGACGGCAGCCTCAATGATCTCTGCCGCCAAAAGCGCGGAATTATTCTTTGCAAACTGGGCGCCAAATTCGATATGAAAGCTTTCTTCATCCTTCTTCCGTGCGTTCTCAAGGAAGTCACACCCCCATGGCAACGATGGATTGATGTCCCAAGTGGGCACTTGTAATGCCTGCATGCCTGGAAACTCGCCACTTTCAGCTTGCCGAAAATGATCATAAAACAAGCCTGAAGTTAGCCAAGGCGAAGAAAGCTCAATGATCTTCCCATGGCTCCCAAACTGTGCGATGGAAGGAGCAAGTGCGTTGTACATGGCCTCGGCGCCACGGTTTGCATCGCCTTCCAAGCTGAATGCCAGCTCATCCTGAACAATGCCAACTACTGCCTTGCCACGAGATGCACGAGCTGATGCAGGAATGGCCTGAAACACGCAACCATTGCTAATCTCTACTTCTAGGGCTGTCTCCCTGGTAATCTCTTGGTCAAAAGGACTATTGATAATTAATTGGCGAATGTTGTCTAGTGCAATCTTTGACTGCCCCAAATCATTGGCCACTGTAATGATGTACCACTTCTCGCCTTTTCGTACTCTTTTAATGAAATAATCACTTTGACAAAAACACATATAGGTGGCAGCTACTGCCGCCATGAAAGTCTTGCCGCTGCGCCTTCCCATTGCCCAGATTGCATGGTTTATTTTCTTTTCAAACAAGCCATCTAAGATTTCACGCTGCTTGGGCCATAGTGGCACCTTGAGGGCATGTTCAGCAAACTGAGAGCAGGATAAATTTGCCATATTGACGCCTAGATGGTTTCCATGGGGTGTAAATGTTCTTTGGGAACAAAGTAGGCGGGACGACCACGAGCTGGATCCGCCCAAAACTTCTCATTCATTGCTTCTTTGCCAAGGCACCATCCATGGACAAAAGTCTTGCCTTTTTCAATGGTCACAAGAACAAACTTCTTATTTGGGCTTTCGTTCTTTTGCACAATAAGATCGTAGGAATGTTTTGATCTTGTTTTCACATCAATGCCAGGGAGATCATCACTTCCTCGCTTGGCTTCAGCCTCTTTGTAGAGGTGGTGTTTCATTCCAAGCATGGATCCCACGGCCATCTCTCCAGCAGCACCCAAGAGATGAATGTCGAGTGCCTGAGAGCCTTTCCATGCACCACCATTACGGCCACGCAGCCCCTTGGCGGCATTTACACTCTGCCGCCTGATGCCTTCCTCCATTGCCAGTGCTCTTTCCTCTTCGGTGAAAACAAACTCGATTGGAGTGGGCATAAAAAGGTGAGTGCTCGGGCCATTGTAGACCTTGTTAGGATAGTGTAAAGGCACATAATGAAACAATGTCTGAAGAAATCGTAGACCTTGGACACGAAGGGATGCTGGGAGCACGTGCCGATGGCCTGGTGAATGTCCTGACTGGCATGGGCACTGGTCGCGACAAAAGCCAATACACCTCCTCCACCCCCATCGTCTTCTTGGGCCAAGAAGAACTGGAGAATTTATACAGCGAATGGATTCCCAAGCGCATCATTGACATTGTTGCAGAGCAGTCCACGCGCAAAGGCTTCAAAGTATTGTTTGGTGGAGAAGGTGCCGCAGCAGAAGAAGTGGTGGGCATCGAGCAGGTGATTGAAGACTTGTATATCCTTGAAAACCTTGGTTTGGCTTCTAAAAATGCAAGACTCTTTGGTGGTGCCGTTATTCTTCTTTACATTGATGATGGAAGGTCAGCAGATCAGCCAGTTAATTATTCAAACATTCGTTCAGTTGAGGGAATGGAAGTATTAGATCGCTGGCAAATTGCGCCAGTAATCAATGAAGAAAGTCTTTATGACTATTCCAAGGCAACTTACTATCAAATTATTAGTGGAGATTTAATCAGGCAGCCACAGTTAGCAAAAATTCATAAAGATAGGATTCTGCGTTTTGATGGAGAATGGCTTCCTTATCGCATCAGGCAAAGGAACTATGGGTGGGGAATGAGTACGTTGCAAACTGTATATGACAGTTTCCGCTTTTATTCCAGCGGTATTAGCTCTGCCGCAACGCTTCTAACTGAATTTGATATTTTTGTCCACAAAATTAGGGGCCTTGCCTCCATGCTTGCTGCTGGCAAAGAAGGAGATGTACGTAATCGCCTGATTGTCAACGATATGAGCAAAAGTGTTTATCGAGGCTATGCCATTGACGCCGAAAAAGAAGAACTAGCTTTCATTAGCCGCAACTTTGGCGGCATTGGAGAAATCTTGGAAAAGCTTCGCGTTGATATTATTGGTGCTTCCCAGATTCCCCATACGATTCTCTTCGGAGAAAGCCCTGGTGGACTTGGCTCGACTGGTCGCAGTGAAGAGCGTGATTTTGCCAAGCACCTAGGAGATTACCAAGCATCACATTACAAGCGTCCGTTGCAGCAGCTCATGAAAATGATCATGCTCAGCAAAAAGGGTCCGACCAATGGCAGTGTCCCTGAATCTTGGCGCATTAAGTTCAATGATTTGTTTGAGCTTAATGAAAGGGAAAAAGCTGACGTACGGGCGCGAGTGGCAGCCGTGGATGGGCGTTACGTGCAGCTCGGCATTCTCCACCCGAAGGAAGTAGCAGAAGCCCGCTATGGAGGCAGCGAGTGGTCAATGGAACTCACTCTTGATCCATCGCTTCCCCGTGAACTGCCTGCGCAGAAAGGCCAGCAGAATGTTCCTCCTGGCGGCAGAGACCCCCTGAACCAAGAGAATGGTACGTTGCCCATGGATGGCAGCAGGCAAGTGCAAGATGAGGCTGGGCTTTACTTGCCCCAAGATCTTGAAGCCATCAAAGAAGACGCCACTTTTGTCGATAAAAGCCTTCATGAGCAGGCTATTGCGTCAGCAAAGACGAAGTTCAAAGTGTGGCCCAGTGCAGTTGCCGGTGCTTACGTGTCGCGTAAGTATCAAGAGCTATACAAGCGCAAGCATGGATCCCTAGAAGGAGCCTTTAAGGGGAAAAAAGAGCAAGCTGAGTATTTTAAGAAACAAGATGCGATTGATGCCGTAAAAATCGGAGGCCTACTGCTGGAAAAGGTGGACGAAACTGCCTTCATCTCAGACAATGACATTGAGCGGGCCATGAAGGAATGGAAGGAAGAAGCTCCTGCTCGTTTCAAGGACATCTTGGAAGCCGAAGATGCTGAATGACACTGCTCATTTCTCTGAGACTTTGCTCTCCGAAAGGTTTGATGCGGCATGGTCTTACGACAGGAAGACTGGTCGTTACCGCGATGAACGTGGACGCTTTCTAAGCAAAGCTGCAGTAGGCAAGCTTGTTGATGGTCGCATTTACAAGTTAGAAGCGCAGTTGAAGCAGTTCACTCGTATGCTCATAGATAATTCCATCACCTTGGAACAATGGCAAGGAAGTGTTCGTGAAGCTATCAAAAACGCCCATATTCAGGCTGGCATTATTGGCCATGGCGGAAAAGCAAGCATGGGCAGTACGCAATATGGTCGAATCGGCCAGCGGCTTCGTGCAGAATACGCTTATCTACAAGGCTTTGTTCGTGACCTTCTTGATGGTCGCATGTCTGCTCCCATGGCTCTTGCTCGTATCGGCCTTTACGCTCAAAGTGTACGAGGATCTTACTGGGAAGGAACTGAAGCACGAGAACAGCAGCGAGGCTTTTCGCTGATGCGAAGAATCTTGGACGCCCAGGCAGAACATTGCCAGGAATGCATTGACTATGCTGCCCGTGGGATGGTTCCCATCGGCAGTCTCCCCATGCCAGGACAGCGATGTTCTTGCAGATCTAGGTGTAAATGCTCTGTCACTTACTATCGCCAGCAAGCTCCTGTGGTGCCAGTGTAGAAAGACCATCTATCATCTGACAAGTTCTTGAAACGCCTGTGGCTCGGATTCTTTACTGCGGAGACTGTGGAGTACAAACTGGGTTTGGACGTGTTGCTGAGTATTTGATTCCAGCACTGGCCCAGGAGCATGAAGTGCATGCTTTGGCAGTCAACTACCATGGCGACCCTAATGAAATGCAGAAGCATTGCTTCATGTATCCAGCGATGGTACATGGCAATGACCCCTTTGGCTCGCACCGCATTGGTGAACTCATTCAAACCATTAAGCCAGATTTGGTGTGGGTGACCAACGATCTATGGATTGCTGCAAACCTATGGGAAGCAGTTAAGCCACTGTGGGAGAAGATGGACTTCAAATTCTTTGTTTACACTCCCATTGATAGTTATGGCATCTTCCCTGAAATGGCAACATCTGCCAATGAATGGGACGGCTTGGCCACCTATACAGAGTTTGGCAAAATCGAACTTGAGACAATGGGCTACAACAAGCCCATCCATGTGATTCCCCATGGTACGGACTTTTCAAAGTTCTTTTCCATGGACAAAAAGCAATGCAGGCAAGAGCTTGGCATTCCAGAAGATGCCTTCATTGTTTTCAATGGCAACAGGAATCAACCACGTAAACGAATTGATTTGACAATCAAAGGCTTCATTAAGTTTGCAAAAGGCAAGCCTGATGCAAGGCTTTGGCTTAACATGGGCGCCAGGGACATGGGATGGGAGTTGATCCCCTTGTTCAATCGAGTGGCGCGTGATGAAGGCTATGATCCTCAAGGCAAACTAATCTTGACCAGTCCACATTTCTCTACCAGCAACTGTCTTCCCATTGAAAAGCTCAATCAAGTGTATAACGCTGTAGATGTTGGCGTTAACACTTGTATTGGAGAAGGATGGGGCCTAGTAAATACAGAGCATGCCGCCACTGGAGTGGCTCAAGTTGTACCGAACCATACAAGCCTGAAGGAAATTTTCCATGGCATTCAACGTATTCAGTGCAATGCATCAGAAACCGATAGGAACTATGGACTAGAGCGCATGCTGCCAGATCCAGATAGCCTTGCGGAAATCCTGAACAATTACTATTCCAATCACATGGCACTTAACGTTGCCAATAGCTGGTGTTACAAGCGAGTGCATGAAGAGCAGTTTACTTGGCCTAAGATCACCAAGAAAATGCTTGATATTGTTGGTTCTGTTTTAGAGCAAAGAAAGCAAACAGAATTCAAAGGCTTTGGCACTCCTGCTCGTATTGGTTGATCATCATGAACATCTCGCAGATTTTTCTTTCTGACACCGACAAGGAGCTTTCTCCTTTCCTAAAGTTTGCCACTGGAACCATTGACCAATGCTTCCCTGGCTGTGACCATACTATTTATAACAAAGAAACTCTTCGGCAGTTTATTGATGAAAACTTCCATCAGTCAGTTGTAGATGCCTATGACTGCCTAAAGCCATATTCCTATAAGGCAGACTTGGGACGCTTTTGCTTGCTCTACAAGCTTGGCGGATGGTACATGGACATTGCAGTTCGCGCAGTAAATGGAGTGGAGATTGGCAATCAAATTGAATTCCTTGCCTTTAGGGATATTCAGCGATTCAGTTATACTTCTTGGGCTTGCGCTACAACTGTGCTCTATTCAAAGCCTGGCAATAATGCGCTGATGACTGCCATTGAAATGATTATTGATAATTGCGCTGAGAAGTATTATGGCATTACGCCATTGTGCCCCACCGGCCCAACTCTTCTTGGTGCTGCTTTGGCAGCAAATGGTGGCAATACCAATTTCGTTTATGGCGACTACTTGGAGCTAACTCCTACACATGAAAACAAGAATCGTGCCTTTGTTCTGCCAGATGGCACAATCATGGCATGGAGCAAGCCCTCTGGAGGGGGTGATTTAACTGGTGTTGGCGCTAAGGGCGTGAACAACTACAACGAACTGTGGGCAGCGAGGAACGTATATGCAGGCTAAGGATCTCAGCATCTATGCAGTGGGAACGAAGGACCTTCCCATGCGCTATGAATCAGTGGCAACACTTAAGCAACTATGCGCCCATTCCTCGGCTTTGCTTTCAGAAGAAAGAGAAGCACTGAGAGCGCGGGGATGGTACTTTGATGACGAAGGAGACAACATCTCTGCTCTTAATCCATGGTGGGGCGAATTAACTGGAGTGTATTGGCTTTTACGTAATACCAATGACCTTCTAGTGGGAAATGCTCAATATCGAAGATACTGGGTAAATGAAGGCATTGAGCATTCCAGCGAAAGTCAACTATATGTATCGGGCACTTGCCTGTTTAATTGCTCTTTGGCTGATCAGTTTAGAGGAGGTCATTCCTTCAGGGGAATTGAAATGACGATGGAGGCAGCAGAGCGCGGCAAGTTACCATTCACCGTTAATGAGATGCGTTCTGTTTGGGAGCAAAATCACTTCTTTGGTGGTCCTATGGCGAGAGGACCTCGCAAGGATTATACGGCCTTGATGACGGTGCTTTTTGATTGCTTGTGGCCCATCTGGGAGGACAATAAAGACGAAATTAAGGCACTTTCTGGCTATGATCAACGCGCTATGGCTTTCCTAAGCGAACGACTACTTGCAGGCGTTGTCTTGCTTCGTGAGAAGTTCTTTGGAAACATGTCTATCCTTTGCGCTCCGATGAGCTTCATTCCATGACTCGCACTATTCTCGATCTTGGCCAACAGCCCCTTGTCAATAATCTTTGCCAAGACGAAGCGTCCTCCCTTGCAGCCGAACAGTTTCCTCTCAAGGCGATTCTGGAAGATGATCTAACCATCCATTTGGACTATGCAGTCGATCCGTCTGTCTTATATGGCAACTATTTGTATCATTCCTCGACAAGCAAGCCATATCTTGAGCATTGCAAGCAAATGTTTAGGAGCTTTTGTTTTCTAAGGCATGATGTGGTTATAGATATTGGCGGCAATGATGGATCTTTGCTGAAGCAAATTAAAGAGAATAGCAAGCAAAAGCCAGTCTTAATTAACGTAGATGCAAGTCCCACCTTCAAGGAGGAAAACGAGAAGGAAGGCATTATTTTTGTCAATGATTTCTGGGGAGACCATCTATCCCTGCCAAAGGCAAATATAATCACTTCAACTAATGTTTTTCAGCATACAAAAGACATTCATGCTTTCATGCGTGGCATCGAAAGATTCCTGGATGGAGTGTGGATCCTGGAATTTCCCTACGCAGCGGAAACCATTCGGACTGATCAATTTGACCAGTTTTACCATGAGCATTATTACTACTGGCTGCTAACTCCTCTTGAAGCACTGTTTAAGCAATATGGGCTAAGGATTATTCATCATGAAATGCAAGACATTCATGGTGGCACAATGCGGCTATGGATGACAAATAGAGAAGTTGGAGCGCCAACTTGTGACCTATCTTCTTATAAAGATAAAGAAAAAGAACTAATGTATGATGCCATTTTAGGCTTAAATATTAGAAGCCTTAAGCGGCAGTTTGCTTCAATGTCAGAAAACGTTGAATCATTCGGGAAGATCGCCTTCTTTGGAGCTGCCGCGAAGGGATGCGTCTTCCTGAACGCTCTAGGAATCAACTCAGCCAACAATGGGCCTTCTTTCGTGATTGACGACACGAAGAGCAAGCAAGGGCTGTACGTACCTGGTACGGGCTTTCCAGTGGTAGATCGCAGCCATCTTTCGCAGTGCAATACCATCATCATCCTTGCCCATAACTTTGCAGATCACATTGCAAAATCATTGCGACAAGACGGCTTCAATGGTCGAATTGTCGCTATGCTTCCTTGGTATCGGGAGTTTGATTGATGCAACTATCTACAGAAGCGCCTGGCATTGATGCCATTCTTAACGCGCAAAGCATCAATGGGTTTGAATGGCCAGGTGGCACCGACAAGCAAACTCTCCATTCGTATGGGCCTGTCTACGAAAAACTGCTTTCCCCATTGAAGGACAAGAAAGCAACCATCCTTGAAGTGGGAGTGCAGCTAGGTGGATCGCTCCTGCTTTGGCACGACTTCCTGCCTCAAAGCGTCGTGATTGGCGTTGATAATAAGAATACCATTGACCCTAGCATCATGCCCCGCATGGATCCATTGCGCTGTGCAGTGCTGTTCATGGATGCCTATGCCAACGACACTGTTTCAAAAGTACAGCAGTTGGCAATCAATGGAATTGATTTTGCTATTGATGATGGCCCGCATTCGCTAGAAAGCCAAAAACGCTTCTTGGAGCTGTACTTGCCATTGCTCAATGAAGGCGGCATTGCCGTGATTGAAGACATCCAAGACTACGGATGGTTTGAAGAGTTAATTCCATTGGTCAGTGATCAGTATGTCTATGAAATAGTTGATTTACGTGGCGTGAAGGGAAGGTATGATGACTTGATGCTTGTTGTCAAAAAAATAAGATGAGCTTGCGCCCATTGTTTATTGTTTACCATTTGTTTCAAGCGGAACGATGGGAGCAAATATATTGCGAACAGATGGGCGCGATGATGCTTAGCGGATTGCTTGATCACGCACATTTAACCATTGGAATCAATGGTGATCAAGGCATTGATGCTCCTAGCAATTGCAAGATAATCCGCCATTGTGATGGTTTCTCTGAAAAGCCTTCATTGTTACTGGCTCGTCAAATTGCAGAAGAATATCCAACTGCCTCAATCCTGTATTTGCACAGTAAAGGCATTTCTCATGCCACTAGAAATCAAGATGATTGGAGAATGATGATGCAGCACTTCCTAATTGTCAATTGGGAAAAAGCTGTTGATCTTCTTGATGATTATGATGTGGTATCAGTGAATTGGCGTACTTTCCCAGTTGCTCATCCATCGGGGAATTATTGGTGGACAAGGGCTTCTCATTTGCTGAATTTAGATCCAGCTTATTTGGACTCGACAGATAGATGGAGGCAAGAATTCTGGATGGGCTCTGTTCCATGTAAAGTGGCAAATATGCACGAAACAGAATTGGATCATTACAACGAAGAGTGTCCTTCTTCTAAATATTGTCAATCATATTTTTGTCGTTATCGAGGAGGCTCACTGCGTCTTAGCTTTTCCTCAAGAGCCAAAGCAATAGAAGAAGGGCGACTGTCTCCAGTGGCTAAGATAGACTTTTTCTAGGAAAAAACTGAAATTATGGTCAATAATCTCACTCATTGTCAGAGTAATTTTTATCACTCCACAAAGAAAGCTCTTTTTTCTGATGCTCAGAATTGCTGAGAATTTCTAAATTGTCAATATGGTTGTTCAAGCAATTGCCGTCAATATGATGAACGTGTTCCCATTTTTCAAGCTTGCGTTTTAAGTGTTGCTCCATTATCCATCGATGTTCCCTAACTTGCTCTCCGTCGACCATAATGGTGGCGTACTGACGAGCTGGCTGATTCTTTTGCCTTAAAGATTCTGATCTGCGCATTAGTGGCGAATTTCTTCTTGCTTTTTCTCCTATTTCAGGATGATTCAATGCCAAGCACCTGCGAGAGCAGTATTTCGCTGTATTGGATCTATATGCTGGAACATAGAAAATAACACCACAATGCAAACAGCTACAGGTAGCGCCTTTTTTCTTTCTGTCTGGAATTTTGCCCGATCTTTTTAAGTGACCAGTCTGGCAACTGCGACAGCAATAAACATTTGTCTTCCTCCTGGGGGCAAAAAGCTTGCTACAGTTAAGACATGGCCGGGTATCCATGGTCAAAAGATCAACTTCCCATTACTATAGCACTTTCCGAGTCATGGCCACTGAGATCCTAAAAAAAAAGCAAGCAAAAATAGCTCGCGTAATGAGAGAGTTCAAGGCTGGCACCTTAAAGGGCAGCGGTGGAGATAAAATTACCGATCGTCGCCGTGCAATTGCAATTGCTCTGTCGGAAGCTGGCATGACCATGAAGGGTAAGAGCGATGCTTATATTGATGCCTATGTAGACACTATGATGTGCATGGAAATGGAAGAACCAGAAGAAGAAACCATGCAACAAGGCATGGATGGCCAGGGAAAGTCCTGAGGGGAGATGCCGAGTCATTCTCCCCACCATCGTCTGTAAGGGCCGCAGCGCGTCGCGGGCTAGAACTACGCGAGAAGTATGGCAAAGGCGGCTTGACGACGCAGGAAGCGGGCAAACAGGGCATTGGAAGCGGAGTGGCGAGGGCCGCAAGTCTTGCCAATGGTGAAAAACTGAGCTACGAAACCATCAAGCGCATGGCAGCTTTCTTTTCTCGTCATGAGAAAAATAAGACTGGTGGTGAGAATGACGCTGGCTACATCGCCTGGAAATTATGGGGAGGAGATTCTGGCAGGGCTTGGGCGAATCGGATCATTAAGATGGTTGAAACTCGCAACCAAAACCAGTGAGCGAATACGTGCAGGTGGTCGAAGAGGAAGAGGACGGCATTGGCATCATGAAGGCCCTGGCTGTTCTTTCTTCAAATGAGCACAGGGATACTTGTCATTGGCGGCTGATAGAAGAGCAGCATTTCAAAAATGGAAGGCTTGATGAAACTCATATTTTTGTAACAAACCACTACGAAAAGCCGCATGAAATTTTTGCTCCCATTAAGCTCCTAGTCTTTGAAGCAGAAGCGCTTGCCAATGCTTACATCATGGAAAACATTGAGAACCAGTTGGCAGAGATTCGCGGAGAAAATGATGACTAATCTTCTACTGCGGATGCCACAAATGTTGGATAACCCAGCAAGTACAAGATAGAAAGCTGAAAAAGAGAACTAAGTACACGAATTTGTCCACAGTCAGGCGATATTTGCCCACGCTCCATTCTCGATATTGTTGTTTGATCGCAGTGGATGGTTTTTGCGATATCCGACTGCGACAATCCACAGTTTAAGCGAGCTTGCCTGAGTCTGTCGCCAATAATTTTCCTGCTTTCTTGAATGGTGACAATGGGGGCGTTAAGCTTCTTGGTGATCCGTCGTTGTTGAGTGTGCTGCATTTTTAGGCAGTATATCCTAAATACCATTATTCTACACAATAATTTCAGATAAAGTAGAGGCATGAGCGACACATGCTTTCGCTACGACGTAGCTCCCATTGACAAGTACGAAGTAACCCCAGAAGGTTACCTTCGCGCTTGGGCGACCATTGCCCGCACTGGCGTACAACAGTACACCGATGCTGATGGTTCCATTCGCCGGGAGTATCGTCCTGAAAGTGAAGTGGCGTCTCCTTCAAGCTTGGCCTCGTTTGCGGGCAAAGCAATCACCCTTGAGCATCCTCCAGTCCTTCTAGATAGCGCCAATACAAAGGACTATCAAGTTGGATTTAGTGGCACTGAAGTGGTTTATGACGACGGCTTTGTTCGTGCAGTCATGACTATCACTGATGAAGAAGCCATTAAGCGCATCATGCGTGGAGATGCAAAAGAAGTCAGCGCTGGTTATCGCGTTAACTATGAGGCAACTCCTGGTGTAACTGATAGCGGTGAGAATTACGATGGCATCCAAAAGGAAATCAGCGGAAATCACATTGCTGTTGTTCGTAGAGGCCGTGCTGGCCCGCAGGTCAAGCTTCATCTAGATCGTCTGGATGCCGCTGATCCTTCTCTAATTTCTCCTATTGAGGAACCATCTATGACTGCAAAAGTCAATTTTGATGGCGCCGAGTTTGAGGTGACCGAGAGCGTAGCTCTGGCGATCACCAAAGAACGGGAAGACGCCAAGATGTCCTTTGAGGACATGAAGAAGAAATATGACGAGCTTAAGGCTGCGTCTGATTCTATGAAGTCCGAAATGGATGCCATGGAAAAGAAAATGAAAGGCCAATGCGATTCTGCTGAAGGTCGTGCCGATGCTCTTTCTGAAGAACTGAACAGCCTCAAGGCCGACCTTGAAGTTGCTCAGCAAGTGAATGTTGACAGCCTTGTTGAAGAGCGCGTTGCGTTGATCGACAAAGCTCGCACTTCTCTTGATTCTGCCTTTGATTTCTCTGGCAAAACTGCCCGTGAGATCATGGAAGCTTCTGTGAAGGCTGTTCGTGGTGATGTTGATCTTTCGGAGCGTTCCGACGATTACATCACTGCCATGTTCGACACTCTGGCTGATGTTTCCCGTAGCGATTCAACCACTGATGAGCTGCGTAAGGCTGTTGCCTCCATCAATTCCCCATCGTCTGCTCCTTCGTCCTACATGGACAAGTTGCAAAACGCTTGGAAATCCCCCCTCTCCGTTTCTAAGGAGCGCTGACCCATGGCTGTAACTTTTACTACGTCGGGGACTGCTTCCGTTGGTGGTGTGCAACAGAGCTACGCTCTGACTCATACCGCTATTCAGGAAGGTCAACTTTCCGATATTCGCGACAATACGGTTAATACTTGCATCAATGAGACTGCCGTTGTGCAGCCCTTCGGCGATTTGCAAGTGTATAACCTGGCTGGCACCGTTGCAAACTCTGCTACCACCATTTCTGGCGCCACTGGCACGGTCCTTGGCGTTAATATTCTCACCTATGTTGACGAAACTGCTCGCAATAGCGACGGTCGTCCTGGTGTGAAAGTTGCCCAAGCAATGAACGTTGCTAGCGAAGGCGCAGTTGCCGTCTATGTGACTGGCGCTGTCAACCCTGCCTCGACTGTCCGTGTGCTGTATTCGGCTAGTGGCACTGGCAAGGCTGGTCAATTCAGCCACGCTTTTGCTTCGGGCAAGACCGTTCGCCTTTCCAATGCTCGCTTCCTCACCACTACTACTACTAGCGGTGTTGCGATTCTGGAACTGAACGGCCCGAGTTTCACTCTCTCTGCTGATTCTTGATAGGAGGCCCTCTAATGTCTGATTTCCGCATGGATGACGCTGGGCTTTTCCTGCAGCGTCAGCTTGAGTACATTCGTCCCCAAGTATTTGAGATCACTTACGCTGACATCAAATACCCCGCCATCCTGCCTGTTACCAGCGAAGCTGGCCCTGGCGCACAAACCTTCACCTACCGCATCCTGGACTCCACTGGTGAGTTCAAGCTGATTGCGGACGCTGCTGCTGATCTGCCCCGTGCCGACATCAGCCAAGTGGAGAAGAGCATCAACATTCGTTCTTTTGGCGGCAGCTTCGGCTACACCGTTCAAGAGCTTCGTGCTGCACAAATGGCCAATGTTGCTCTTGAGCAACGTCGTGCTGCTGCTGTTCGTCGCGCTTACGAAGAGAAAGTTGAAAGCGTTGCAATGTTCGGTGAATCCACCGTCAACCTTGCTGGCTTCTTCAACAACTCGACTGTTGACATCATTGCGGCTGATAAGTGGTTCACCACTGCTGCTGTGACTGCTCAGGAAATGATTGAACTGCTGAACTATGGCGTTAGCGCCATCATCAATGGCTCAAACATGAAGGAGCAGCCCGACACGATCCTGCTGGCCTACGAGGATTACAACAAAGTCAGCACCACTCGCTTCTCCGATTCTTCGGACGTGACCGTGCTGGAATACTTCCTCCGCACCAACCCCTACATCCGTAACGTTGAGCCCATCAACCAACTGACCAAGGGTAAGAACGGTGGCAAGCTGAACACCAGCCGGATGGTTGTTTACAAGCGCGATCCTGAGAAAGTGCAACTGCACATCCCTCAGCCGCTTGAGTTGTTCCCGCCCCAACAGCGTGGTCTTGAGTTCATTGTCCCTGCTCACGCTCGCGTGGGTGGTGTGGCTCTGTACTATCCCAAGAGCATGATCTACGTTCAAGCTTCGTCTTGACCTAGATAAAGGAATGGGCGCTAAGCTATGGCCAGTTCTTTTTTGAACATCAAATGTTAATTGCTTATCGCCCTGACCTTGAAAATCCGCCTCGTGAAGGTGGCTTCGGCATCATCACCGAAGGAGGCATGATTCAACTTGCGCCAGGGTTGAATCAAGATGTTCCTGAAATCCATTGGAAGGAAGCCCGTGAAAACCGTACGGTGAAGCGACTGATCTCCATTGGTGCCATCGAGGAACTGAGGGAGCAAATAACTGTAGAAACTATTCCGCAGGATGTTGAAACCCTTATCAACATGCCAGTCATTGAAGCACTCCGCACCATCGAAATTGCCCACGACGAAGAACAACTGTCGGACTGGAAGAAACGGGAAGGGCGAGTGCGTGTACGCAATGGCATCAATAAGCGGCTTGAAACCATTCGTTTGGGCAAAGCGTGATGGCTGTCACTTACGAAAGTTTCCTTGATAGGTTCCCTGAATTTATTCCCCATCCAGCGGGAATTGTGAATGGTGCCTTGCAAGAAGCCACAAGCGATGCGTCTCCTGATGTGTTTGGCAGTCAAACAGATAGGGCAGTAAAGCATCTTGCTGCTCACATCATTGCCATTCAACTTGCTCAAATGGGTGTCCAAATTGGCGCCACTGATGGCAAAGTGTATGGCAAGGGACTTGAAGCCACTCAATATGGCCAAGAGTTCAAACGAATGCTTGAAACCGTCGCTGGTTCTCTCTCCATTGGTTTTGTTGCATGATCAACGGCCTCTCGCCACTAGCTAATGCCACTCTTGTGTGGTCCGTAGCTTCTGGCTATGCCGTTGATTCATCAACTGGCAACTATGTGGCACTTTCATCTGGTGTCACTTATTACGCTAGTCTCCGACAAAAGCGTAATCCGCAGTACGATTATTTGCTTGGTGCAGATAATACGGCTGTCTATATGGAAGGACGATTGACTGGGCCATTGGCTCTATCAGGAATCACTCCAGGAAGCTCCGCTTCTGCCACTATCAATGGGAGGGAAGGACGGTTTGAGCTATTGCCCAATGAACAAATTGCTGAGCATTATTGGCAGTTCTTGGGCGCACCAATCAGAGGCATCTTTAGACTGGTTGGTAAAGGAAGCGTACAGAACGTCTGACGCTTAACCATCTTCTTTTTCCCATTGTTGAGGCATTCTCATGCTCTACCATCCCACAGAATTGGTTAAGAGCCAAGACGTAATTGTACGTGTTGGCGCTATTGACGGGGTTGCCCGTCCCATCATCACTCAAAGTGGCGCCACCTTCACCGTGAGCGGCGCCCCGACTCTCTATACGCTGCAAGCTGCCACGACGGCTTCTGTGGCCTTCAACGACGGCAACACTGAGTTCTACCTGCTCGGCGGCGGTGGCTACGCTGATAGCGTGATTGTCACCTCTCAGGCCACTGCTTCCGTTACGTCCTACTTCCAGAAGGATGTTGACGGTACAGTGTTCATTCCGAACAGCTTTGACGAAGCCTTCCAAGTTATTGCCGCCACTCGGTATAACAAAGCTCAAGAAGTGTACGTTGAAATTAACAAGCAGCTTGGTGTTAGTGGCACCACGTTCTACTATGACCGGGTGGCCTATACGGCTTGCGTCATGAACTACAGCGAAAGCTATCCTGCCGATAATCTCGTTGAAGTGACCTTCGACCTGATCAGCCGTGGTCGTATTGGCATCCACCAGAATGCCACCAATACTGGCTCGATCATCCCCGTTGCTCCTAACACTTGAGCATCAGTTTAGGAAATTTCTTGCTAGCCTCCTCTTTACGGGGAGGCTTTTATTTTGGACATCACTCAACTGCGTGAAACTGTTTTTGAACTGCTTTCCGCTTCTCCAAATCTTATCGGCAATTATGTTTTGCCAACTGGTCAGAGCGTTCCCGCTGTTTATGTAGTGGGGCAAAATGGTGTACCAAGTGAATGGAAGGCCAATGGTCTAGAAGTGACCATGCGCCAATATCCAGAACTTTTGCCCAATGCAGGAGTGGGCATAGCTGCTGTGCTTCAGCAATGGGAAGTAATCATGGTGCAATATGACACGGGAGGTCAAGAGATGGCAGAAGCAATGGACAGAATGGTACGAAGGTTCCCGGATTGTAGCTTGCGCTATACCCCCGGTGATGACGTGGCATACGAACGTTGTCGAGCGATTATTCCTGACATGACAGTTCGAAGCCTTTACCGTAATTACTGACCATGGTCATTGCAGCTAGATTAATCAATCAAAATATTATTGAACAGGCTCTTATCCAGGCGTTTAAGACTTGGGCGGATCAAGATATAAATCAAGCTCATTGGAGTGATCAATTCAATGAAAGCAAATGGAAGCACAGTCCTCTCACAAGAAGGGAAAACGGAGAAACAGTGGGGACGCCGCGAGATATTTATGATTTAGGGGCTCTTTACCAAAGTGGAGTGGATAGCTTCAAGTTGACACAGTCATCAAATCTTGTGGAAGCATCTTGGCATTGGAACGCCAAAAATCGAAGCGGGCAAGAATATGCTTGGTATGTTCATGAAGGCGAAGGCACCAATGACCCATACGCAAGAAAGTTCACAGACGACATTTCCATTGCATCTTCCTTTTTTAGAAAAGGGCCTGGGATTGCATTAAGATCGCGCATATCAACAGGACTAGGGAAGATCAATGCAATTTAATTATTTGAAAAGCCGCGATGGGCTCGTGCATGCCATTAACTGCCGAAAAAATGGGTTATCGCTGGAAGTCGGCATATTATGTCTTATTTCTTTCCGGGAAGAAAGCACTAGAATCTCAAGCGAACATCAATCCTTTGTGGTTGAAGTGCCAAAAGAGTTTCGCTCCGGCAGCGAAAAAGTCAAGGTCTTCAACGCAATTCTGAACATTCTCTCCAATGAGCAAGTATAGCTTTCTTCTTCAAGGGCAAGAGCCTGAATATTTTGAACTACTTCCTACTCTGCGGTTGCAAAAATATGGTGGATGGCTGGTTGCAGAAGCCATTGAACAAGAAGAGGCCGGAAAGGCTCAGAGTCAAGCAACGATTCGTGCCGTTCAACTGGCAAAGCGTATTGCTAGCTCAAAGAACATCACTCTCGATGAAGCTTTTGAAGTGCTTCAAAGCGGCTCCGGCTTAACTGAAATTGAACTGCTGGATGAGTTCACGGAAGAAACACTGGCAATGATTAGCAGCGGCGGTGGAGTGGAAATCGGCAATGCTCGTATGGCGACTACTTTCATTCGTTGCCGTGGTGAAGCATTGATTGATGGAAGCTGGAAGCGAGTGGATGATTGGTCAATGGATGACACTAAAGCCATGGGACGGCAATTGATTACTAAAACCATGGAATTTGTTTCCGAAGAACAGCAAGCGGAGGTGGAAGAGTCCATGGCAAAAAAATCGAAGACGACGAAAGCCTCTGTTACGCCGAAAAGCTAGAACAACAAGCACGTCGTAGACTTAAAAATCTGACCAATTGGAACGAAATTTACTTTCGGCTTTCTTCGTGCGACTATAAAGATCAGCGATGGAGCGCAAAAGAATTTGGCCTTCAAACTCTTTTTGATGTGAATGCAGCATTGACGTGGATAGAAAAAAGCGACATCAATAAATACAATATCAACAGTGTTTCTACTGCCAAGTTGGGCACTGTTGTCGTAGGGGCATTGGCTGGAAAGAAGGCAAGGACAAGCATTGAAGACTTCTTGCCTTTTGACACTAAGCGTATCAAGAAAAATACAGGCATCACGGACGAAAGCGTTAGCATTTTGCAGCATCTAATGAAAACAGAGAAAATGGACGGGAGAGTTATTGGCATGCTTGTAGAAGAACTTAAAACTGCAGCTTTGCGTAACGATGGCGAATAGTTGCTAAACTGCAAGGTAATAGGCTTGATGAGAAGATATGGCTGCGCCTGAACTTCGGCTGTCAGTTGGACTTGACTTGGAGTTCTTTCGTGGTCAAATGCGAAAGGCGGTTAATATTGCCCAGAGCGAGTTCACTGCTCAACTGGCAGTTCGTATAGACAGAAATAAGCTAAATACTGAATTAAATAACTTACAAAAGGCTATAAAAAGAAGGACATATCGCATTGAAATTGGCGGCAATTTAGACGCAGCTCCAAGTAAAATCAATGCGCTTAGGCAGGCTTTACAGGCCCTTGAGGGAACAAAAGCAGAAATTGGTGTTGGCGGCATTGCGTCAATCAACACAAAAGAAGCTCGCAAAATTCGCACCGCATTACGAGCATCCATGTTGGGAGCAGGCGGAAAAATCCTCATTCCCACTTCCATTGTCCCCTCCATTACCAATGCTGATGTTACGGCATTTAAGAAAGCAGTAGAAGGAAAGCTTTCTGGCATAAAGGTAAATGTTGGAATAAAAGGGGGAGATCCATCTGGAACTAGCACTGGTGCGGCTGGGCTTTATGAATATATGCGCGGCCAAGGCATGTCTGGCGGCAACATGCCAGGTGCCACTTCCGTTGGTAGATCTGAGCGACTAAGGAAAGCCCTTGAAAAGCAAACAGTCAAACAATTAAATGAACTTGCAAAAGGGCAGGGATTATCAGGATACACCAAGTTAAAGAAAGACCCGTTAATCAATAAGCTAATTGCTGAGCTTGGTAACGATGCCGCCGAGGCTTTACTTGGCAATATCAAGATGCAAATGCGCGGCGCGGGCAGCAGCCCAATTAAGCGTTCGTTTCTTGATCAAATTGCACGAGCTGTATTTTTCATGGCAGGGGTTGATCCCTCTCAGCTTCGTGCGCAACAACAAAGAGCACTCTCCAAACGTCGAAGACTACCAAATATTGACTGGTCTAGTTCTGTTCCCCCACGACAGGGACCTTCCATTGGACCTTCTTCAACAGGAAGAGCTTTGCCTCCAGCTTGGAGAGGCTTGCCAGGCACGTCTTTCTCTTCCCAAAAGTTACTACTAGGCGATCTCTTGACTCCTTCCATGAAGGGGTCTATCAGAGATGCGGCCAATGCTTTTGTTGATGGTATTCGCCAAAATATGAATGCCACGATTCGACAAATAAAATTTGCGGATTTAGGAGGAGTCACGCGAAGAGCATTATCTCCTCAACATATTGCAGGGCTTCTTCCTGCCGGAGTCGGAAGAGAAGCCCAAAGATACGCGACTGGGGCCATAGGAGGAGAATCCAGGGATCAGATGATGGCACGGCGTACAGCCGAAGCCTACGCTCGTTCTGCCTTCAGAAGCATGGATGTTATGGGAGGCGGTACTGGACGACCAGCATCTCCTTACAGCTATGCATATCGAGGGGCGCGACCACAGGGAGCTATTGTTCCCTACGCAGCGCCTGGTGCCATTGTTCCGGCGGGGACAACGGCCCAGGCGGCACCAACAGGGAGCAGAGGCGGTGGAATGGCTATGGGAGGGACTGCTGGAGGATTAAGCATTCCCAATCTTCCTGGAACTGGCATTGTGCAGTCACTTGGCACTGAGTTTGCTTTTGCTGCAAAACAAGTGTTGTTATTCGGCACTGCATACAAAGCTTTGTCTTTCTTGACTGGCTTCCCCCAGCAAGTTGGAGATGCCGTTGGGGCATTGCAAAGCTTTAGGAATACTCTTAAGGCAATATCGCCATCAGCAGGCGAGGCCGCTGCGTCTTCCCAGTTCATCCTTGATGTTGTTCAAAAATATAATGTTCCGCTACAGTCTGCTCGCGATGGTTTTACAAAACTTTACGCTTCTATGCAGCCAGCAGGTTTTAGTGGAAATGAAATTCGCGATTTGTTCCTGAGCATTAGCCAAGCTGCTGCCACTTTTGGCATGAGTGCAGATAAAGTTGATCGCGTAAATTATGCCTTTGCTCAGATGGCTAGCAAAGGGCAAGTGATGAGTGAAGAGTTAAAAGGACAATTGGGAGATGTTCTTCCTGGGGCCATGGCAATCTTTGCGGAAGCTGCTGGCTTCAAAGGGCCAGAGGCTATTACAAAATTCTCAAAAGCATTAGAAGATGGCGCCTATAAAGGAGTTGCGATGAAAACTCTGCTTACAAACGTAAGCATGATCATGAAGCAAGAGTTTGGCCCAGGGGCAGAAGGTGCTGCGAGAACGTTCCAGGGGTCTATGAACAGAATGCAAAACTCTCTTAAGCTTCTTTACGAAGCCTTTGAGCCAGTTGCTGTTGGCTTCTTAAATTCTGTGGTCATGCCAATGACCGATGGAATTAAGACTATCTCTGATGGATTTACTGCATTCTTTTCTGGCGTGGCCGCAAAAACATCTGGAGGTTTTGCCATTGCTCAAGAGCTAGAAAAATTAAAACCTGCTTTTGACGGTATCAGGGCCAATGTTGCGGCACTAGCACCAACTCTGCAGGGTCTTGCGAATGTATTACTAGGAGTCAGCAAGGCTTTCCTTCAAATTGCAGGCAACCCGTTTGTTGGATACGTGGCACGAGTGTATCTCAATGTGCTGCTATTAACTACAGCCATTCAAGTGCTAAATCTACGAGCACTTGTTCCTTTAATTGCAAGTTTTGCAAGATCAGCTTATGCTCTTATTGCTTTTAATATTCAATGCGTCCGTGCTGGGCAAGGAGCAGCTATCGCTGGTCTTCAATTCCGAACTGCTGGCTTAACTTTAAGGACATTTTTTGCGACCACTGGAGTGGGGCTAGTTCTTGTTGGCATTGGTCTTTTGATTGAGCGATTCCTGAGCATGAATCAGGCTTTAGCCGATACTAAAGAAAAAGCGCTAGGGGCCGCAAGCGCTATTCGCAATATGTCACAAACAGAAGCCAGGCAAGCTGAAAACCAAGCTGCAATGGATGTCAAAACACTTCAAGCTTTGCAAGCAAGACCTAATCAAGGAAAAGGAGATATTGCCATTAGCAGCAAAGAAGAAGATGCACTAAAAAGAGCTGGTGTCAAAACCGGTCGGATGGTGATGGGATCACCCGCTGTGCCTGGATCTTTGCCAGACATAGCAGGATATGGACAAAAATCTGTAGATGTCACACAAATACAAGGCGCCATATTAGCGCGTCAGCAAATTGCAGCAACTGCTGCTAGGCAAATTACTGATTTACAGTTTCAAGAAAAGCAGGCGCAAAGTCCAGCCAATCTTTCTCCGATCTCACCATCAGCAGAAAAAACAAAGAAAGAAAGTCTTGAAAGTTATTACAGCTTTGCAGACCAACTTTCAAAGGCTCAAATGCAAACTGATATTGAACGAATCCAGAGCGGCTTTGACCATAGATTTAAGCTTCTTAATTCCTATTACGATCTGCAAGAAGCCCGCGCTAATAGCTTCCAGAAGATTACTATTTCTTTTCAAAAAGAACTTCTCGCCATTGAACAAGAGAGACAGCAGGCTTCTATTAGCGCTCAGGCAGCAGTAATGAAAGCGCAAAGTAGTGTTGCCGGAGGAGTTGCTTCGACTGCCATGGTTGGTGGTGGAATGACGCCTGTAGTTGCAGGAAGTGGCACTGGCTTTAGTAGCGCGCAATTGCAAAGAGCAACAAGTGCAGCAGCTAAGTTTAACGGGATTGCCAATATGTGTAGCGAATCTGTCAAGACTTTTTATAAGAGCCTTGGCATTACATTGCCTGGGGTGACAGCATGGGCAGATACGGTCAGAATGGCTGGCAAAACAATGACAGACTGGAGCAAATTAAAAGCAGGCGATATTGTTGCGACTGGTCGTCCAGGTGACACCCCTCACGTTGGTGTTTATACCGGCGGAGAAAATGTATTTCACCAAAGTAGCAGGAGAGGCTTGAGGGCTGGAAATTATCCAGATTTGAATTATTTTAAGCAAGGTGGGTATTTTGTTAGGCCAAACGCTACCGGAGGCGCGGGCGCTCCTCGCAAAGTGCCAAGCAGTGAAAAAAGAGATTTAATGGCACAACAAGAAGCAAGTAATGCCTTAATTGATCAAGGAACGATTGAGCTTCGCGCACAAGAAATCGCGGCTAAAAAAACAGAAATTGCATTCCTAAATTATGTTGCGGCCATTGCCCCAACGGCAGACCAAGAGCTGCAAAACCGACTTTTGGAAAAACGCAATGAGTTGATGAGCAGCGGCTTATCGGAAGATTTTGTCGAAACAGAAATGAAGATATTTGAGGCGACAGAGAAAGCGAGGCTTGCTGGACTGGCACTAGATAAAAGCAACGAAAAGCAAGTGGCGGGATATAAAAAATTAAATGAAGAACTACCGCTTTACATTGAATCGCTAAAAGAAGGCGCCATAATTCAGCAATCATCAGGGTTTATTACAGCACAGAGTAATCTTATAAAGCAAATAGCCATGGCCAGGGCAATAACTCCAGAAGCCGAAATGAGAACGCAACTAGCCCAGTCTGGAGTAACTGATCCAGCGCAGCAAGGCATCTTGATTGGCCTTGAGAATCAAAAACAAAAAGCAGAAAAATTAAAGCAAGATTTACAGGGTATTGCTTCTTCCATCAGCGAGTCTTTTGGAAATGCTTTCAAGGGAATGATCACTGGCAGCATGACAGCGCAGCAAGCCTTGTCCGGTTTCTTCCAAGGCATTGCAGATAGTTTTGCTGATATGGCAGTTCAGGTAATCTCGCAATACTTAAAAATGCAGCTCATTCAAGGACTAACATCGCTACTAAATCTTGGAGGCGGCGCGACGACGATGGGAGGATCTGGATTTTTCAATCCAAAGACTGGACTCGGGGTTGCCGGCCCCAATTTTGGACTAGCAAATGGTGGCATCATCCAAGGCAAGTTTATGCCAATCACTCCTTTTGCAAGCGGAGGCATCGTCAGAGGCCCCACAATGGGCCTAGTAGGCGAGGGTCGCTACAATGAGGCAGTGGTGCCCCTTCCCGATGGGAAGAGCATCCCAGTGGATCTCTCGGGCATGGGAGGAGGTGCTGGCGCTATCTCCACTAATATTGTGATCAACGTGAACAACGGTCAAGCGCAAAGCAACAGTTCTGGAGGATCGTCTGACCTTGGTCGCAAAATGGAAGGAGCAGTGAAGCAAGTGATTGTTAATGAACTAAGGCCTGGTGGTCTGCTTAGCGGAGGTCGGCGATGACTCAGCCCACTTTTGCTTTGCCATGCCAGTACAATCTCACTGCTGATCGAGGAGTTCGCACAAAGCGTGTTCAGTTCGGCGATGGGTATGAACAAGTTGCGCCTGAAATGCTCAATGACGACATGCGCTCTTATGCCATTGAAACGGTCCCCATTCCGAATGAAACTGCTATTGCTCTTGATATGCAACTTGCAGCTTTGAAGGGAGATTTTTTCTACTCACAGTTTTTCATGGATTCGCAGCAATACAAATATCGCTTGGAGCCGAATCAATGGCAATGGAAAGTTATTGGCCCCGATAGCAATACATTCTCTTTTTCAGTGAGGAGGATTTATGACCCTAGAAGCTGACGTTCAAAAAGGATGGCATGATGCCATCGTTGAAATGTTTGACATTGACCTAGAGCCCATCACTGGGGATGTGAATGATAAGTTTTATTTCACAAATCAGCTAAAGCCTGATAGCACGAAAATTCAATGGAAGGGAAATATTTATGAACCATTGCCAATTTTGTCTACTGGCTACGAAAAGAACACCACTGGTCAAATTGCGCAGCCATCATTGACAGTGGCAAACATCATGGGCACTTTCACGCAAGTGATTGATAGTCTCGATGACTTGGTGGGAGGTAAGGTAACACGACGCCGTACTCTTGGCAAGTATCTAGACGGAGAAGCGCTAGCGGATACCACCCAGGAATTCCCCATTGACATTTATTATATTGAAAGGAAAGCTTCGGAGAATGCACTAAGCATCACCTGGCAATTGGCTAGCGTTCTTGACCTAGAAGGATTGCAACTTCCACGAAGAGTTATCACTCAAAACTATTGCCAATGGCGGTATCGCAGCAGTGAATGTGGCTTTACGGGCGCACCAGTATTGGGCTCCGATGATAATGTTGTTTCTTCTTCTGGGCAATCTGCAGCCGCCATTACAGTGTTAAATGCCTATGCTCTTGAGAGACAGCGCACTGCTGAACTGAAGGCTGCTATTAATGCACGTAATGTTGCAGCAGCCACAAAAGAAGCAAAGTGCGTTCCTAACACATTAATAGAAACCAAATACGTTCCTCCTTTCACGGGAGGATTTGATTACTACGTCTTTGCGGATCGCGGGGGCACATATGCATTTGGTGGAACAAAATCAACAGTAGCAACATGGAGCAGTAATACTGTTTCACTGGGTTCTGTATACAAACAAGGATCAAATCAAGGTGGCAATTATTACAGCATCGAACGATGGGGGGCAGATTCCCCGGCGTGTACTGCCGCCACGTCTGGCTTGACCGTAGCAGATGCAGCAGTCATTGCAGTAGGAAGCGGCTTGGTGGCAGCTCAAACGGCATTGAGCGCAGCAGTGCTGGCACTGCCCGCTAATGATCCATTGCGCCAACAAGACGTTTGTGGAAAGAGAGTATCAAGCTGTCAGGCACGTTTCCAAGCCGTCTGGAACAACTCCACTAAGGTGTTCAAGGATCAAAGTCTTCCATTCGGGGGATTCCCTGGTGCCATTCAAGGAAGGCAGTGATGGACTTACTTAAGCCAGAAATGATGGCCCATGCCAAAAGTATTGAAAAAGAGGAAACTTGCGGGCTAATTGCTGGCGGGCAATTCTGGCCTTGTAACAACATTCATTCTTCCCCATCGGAAAACTTTGCCATTGATGCAAGGGACTACGCAAGAATTGAGCCGCTTGGAATTGAAGCGGTTTTTCATTCTCATCCTGGCTTTAATGACCAATTTAGCAGACATGATATTGCCTCCTGCAAGCAAACTAACTTACCGTGGATTTTATATTGCAATGGGGCGAACAGTTGGCAAGAAATGGATCCAACTGGCATGTCTCCATACATAGGAAGGCCATGGATTTATGGAGTCTACGATTGTTATGGCTTATGTCGTGACTATTACAGGCGAGAGTTTAACATTGCGTTAGATGACTTTGATCGCGGAGAAGAGTTTGAATGGCAAAGCAGTGAATGGTGCATGTTTGAAAGAAATTTTGCCAATCAAGGATTCATTGAAATGGACGATAAAAAGACCATTGCGAAGGGAGATGTTTTACTTATGCAGCTACAGGCAAATTTTCCAAACCATGTGGGCTTTATTCATTCTCCAAGCGAAAACATTTTCTACCAGCATTTACTAGGTAGACTGTCAGAAGCCAATGTCTATGGCGGATACTGGCAGAAAAACACTGTTAAATTATTGCGACATCGGGAGCTGCTTTGATGGCACTAATTGAAGTGAAACTGCTGGGAGAACTTGGACGCCGCTTTGGACGCAAGTATCGTTTTGTTGCAGATTCTCCTCGTGCAGTGATGTCGGCTCTCTGTAATCAACTGGAAGGGTTTAAGCAATACTTATGCACTGCCCATGAAAATGGCATTGGATTCCGTCTAGTTAATGAAAACCCGGAAGGAATGGATTACGAAAATGTGCTGATGGGATGTGAACGACTGATCATTGCTCCCATTGTCAGTGGTAGTGGCACTGTCGGCAGGATCCTGGTGGGAGTGGCTCTTGTGGCACTGGCCTTTGTGCCGTTTGGTGGCACTGTCGCTGCTGGCTCTTTGTTTGCTGGTTACGCTGCTGGGGCTGGTTTTGCTGCAGGTAGCTCAGTCTTGTTCAGTATTGGTGCCAGCTTAATCTTGACTGGCGTGGCGTCGCTTTTGACGCCAGCAGTGAAAACCCCCGCAACTGATACGGAAAGAAAAGAAAGCTTTCTTTTTGATCGCGCAGCAGAGCTTACCACGCAAGGCACTCCAGTGCCAATTCTTTACGGAAGGTTTCTGGCTGCCTCGCCATTGATTGTTTCTTCGGCCATCACCACGCAACAGGTGCCAGCGTAATGCCTGAACTCACGGAGCTTGAAGGGGGCTGGAAAGCTGTTATCACTGGCGCTGGTGGCGGCGGTGGCGGCAAAGGAGGTGGAGGTGCAAAGAACCCTAAGGAAGACCCAGAATCCCTACGCAGCAGATCAGAGGTCACTCTTGTCGGAGTGTTTTCTGAAGGTGAAGTGCAAGGCTTTGAAGATGGTGTTGATCCGTTAACAAGAATCTACCTTGACAACACTCCCATCAAAAATGTAGATGGAAGCCTCAATTTTAGCGTCAATGGTTTTTATACTGGCAGCCCTGCAAGTGCAGCAGGTAAAGGAAATTTGATTTCCAACATTTCGGCTTCGATCCCTGGACTGAATAGAAATAGTTCAAACGGGGCCGTTGATTCTATTACCATTGATTACCGTGTTGGCACACAAAATCAAGACCCAATGCCCGGTTTTGATGATGTAAAAACAGAGCAAACAGTTGGCCTTAAATTGGCCAATGTCACTGGAGCCATTTCACGAACAACATTTTCTGACTTGCTTACAAAAATAAGAATCAGAGTTGGCATTGGCTCTTTGTTTCAAATTGATAAAGACAGTGGAGACGTTAAGGGAGATTCAGTTAAATTCAATGTCAAAATCCGTCCAGTTGGCGGTTCCGATTTCATTGATGAAGTTAAGACCATTCAGGGCAAATCTAGGGGACCAGTTGATTTTGAGTATGAATATCAGTTGCAAGGCAGTGGCCCTTGGGTGATCACTCTTGATCGGATTACCAAAGACCCCACGGCTACAACAGTGTCCAATGATCTCTATTGGAAGGCCATTGTAGGCATTTATAGCAGATCATTTCGCTACCCAAACACTGCGCTAATTGGCATTAAAGTTGGAGCGGAAAACTTTAATGCAGTGCCGCAGATTGGAGCGGATATGCTTGGCATAAAAATTAAAGTGCCAAGCAATTACAATCCCACTTCCCGTGACTACTCAGGAATTTGGGATGGAACATTCCAGACTGTTTATAGCAATAATCCTGCGTGGGTATTTTATGACTTGTTGACCAACACTAGATACGGGGCAGGGGAGTTTATTGATGAAAGTCAAGTTGATAGATACTCGATGTATCCCATTGCCCAATACTGCGACGAGCTGGTTTCCGATGGTAAAGGGGGTCTAGAGCCACGCCTAACCTTTAATGCTTACATTACTGACAGGGGAGAAGCCTATGAAGTGCTGAATGCACTAGCAGCTTCTTTTCGTGGGATGCTGTATTTCAGCGAAGGAACCATTTTCTCCATTCAAGACAAGCCCAAGCCTATTACGAAGATTTTCTCCCCATCGAACACAATCGAGGAAGTAGATGAAACTGGCAATGTTACAGCCCCTTGCTTTAGCTATGAAGGAACTGCTCGCAAATCCAGAAAAACAGTTGCATTAGTTTCTTGGAACGACCCAAATGATCAATATAAATCAAAGATTGAATATGTAGAAGACAGGGCAGGTATTGATCGCTATGGCTATAGAGAGTTAGAAATCCGTGCTTTTGGCACCACTTCACAAGGCCAAGCTCAGCGAGTGGGGCGCTGGGCGCTGCTCACGGACCAATTAGAAACGGAAGTCGTCACTTTCAGAACATTCACTGAAGGCTTCTTTGTTCTGCCTGGAGAAATTATTGGCATTGCTGATCCAGCAAAAGGAGGAAAGCGCTATGGGGGAAGAGTTGTTGATGCTTCAGCTTCTGGAATCACCATTGACTCTTCTTTCACCATTGCGTCTGGCCTAACTTATCAGGCTTCAGTGATGACACCAAGCGGCACTATTGAAGGCAGGACAGTTACCAATGCGCCAGGGGAAACTACAGCCCTTTCGTTTTCTTCCCCATTGTCCTCAGCTCCTTTAACTGGTGCTCCATGGGTGCTGCAAGAGAATGGCGATGGGGTGAGAACATTCAGGGTGATTTCATTGACAGAAGACAATGGCATTGTGACCATCATGGCTTCTTTGTACGACGAAAGCAAATTTACCACCACTGACAATTCAACAACACTAGGACTCACTCGTACTTCGATTGCTGGCCCTCAAGTGGTTCCTGGCGTCAGGGGCGGCAGCATCATCTTGGAGGTGTCTAAGTAATGGCTTACAACGAAGCGACTTGGGACTTCCCTCAATATTCCGCCTATTCAGTGCTCAATGTGATCAGTCCAGTGGTTTGCTGGAATCCTCCGCAAAACAATCCTTTTATAGCTTCCTTTGAAGTGGACTATTTGGATACTGTGGACAATCAATGGGTGACACTCGGTTCGACCATCTCAAACTATATTAGGTTTCCTTCGGACGTTTATTCGACCAATGGATCGTATAGAATCAGGATTGCCGCTATAGGCACAAACGGCAGGAAGTCTCCCTATTCCTACAGCGTAATATCGCTAGCAAGTCCGTTGGTGTTTGACTTTACTGCCAGCTCTGTTGTTCGATACTCTGATGGCACTACTGTTCCAAACCAACGCTTCCTTTTCTTGATTTTCTAATATGGCAAATCTTTACGGACTTGATGCAATTGGCAATGCTGCCTATGTGAAGGCCACTGGCGCTGGCACCAATGCCGATCCTTACATTGTCAATAATGACATTATTGCTTCTACGCTCAAGAGCGCCATTGTCACTGGAAGTGGTAGTGCAGATGTGATTGCAGCGGTAAGTGGATCAAAGCTTCGCGTGATGTCTTTTGCCATTACAAGCCTTTCTGGTTGCACTGTCAAGCTGCAAAGCGGTGGTACGACTGACAAAACTCCTCCTTTTCATTTGGGAGCGAATGGAAACATCACGCTTTCCAATCCATTGGGAATTTTTGAAGGCAACTCTGGCGAGAAAATCAATGCAGTGATCAGTGGAACCACTACTTATTCGGTGTTGCTTGCTTATCGAGAAGTGCTGGTATGAGCAGTTTTCTTTATACATCTCTCAGTCCAGTTATTGATCTCTATATTTTGCGTAGAGATTTCTTCGATGGAGTTGGTTTGCTTCTGCAAGATGAAGATGGACTGCCCATTGATTTAAGCACTGCCCAAGTGAATGCCAGCATCTGGAAGCGTACTGCTGCTGGAGGAGTCGAGCAGATCACTGCCTTTAATGTGCAGGAGCTGGAAGCATTGCGAAATGGGCGAGTGAGACTTTGGCTTTCTGCGGCTCAAACTGCAGCAGTATGGGATGCTGCCTTGGCAATTGGGGCATCAAACATCAGCCAAGTTTTCTTCCCCAGTGCTTATTCTTCTGAAAATAAAGAAGACACTCTTGCATCGTCTCCCATCATCTGGGATGTTCGCATTAAAACCTTGGAAGCTACTGCTTCCGTGGTGAGCGTGAATGCTGGCTCTTTTGTCACACAAACTAGCCATGGTCTTGGTGCCACCGAAGAAATTGCCTTTGCCAACACTGGACAATCGTCAATTAACTATGCTGGCACTGGTCCAACTTATTCTGGCTTAACCAATATTTCTTACGTTGCTCCTTATTCCTTTACCCTGCCAACGCTTTCTGGTCTTACGAACGCAGCCCTTGGTGGAACTGTTTATAGACTAAAGCAAGATACGGTGGCCGCTGGTACTGTTTTCGTCGGATCTACGTTTACAACTTTCAATTGAGGAACTATGGCTGACCTGAAAGAAGGCGTTGCAATTGTCACGGTAGGACGCACTGCTCCAATTCCTCCTGGCCCGCAAACGGCAGCAAGTAGCCTTCCTGTGGTGATTGCTTCAGACCAATCAGCCGTTCCCGTGTTTGTTGCGAACCAGCAAATTAGTGAAGTTAGCCTTAGCTTGCTTGGCATTCCGAGGGCAGAAGTTGCCTTGGGTATCTTCGCCGACGTCACCACCTACGACATCAATCCATCGGAATGGCAGTCAGAAGGCACTGGTACAACCACGCACGTGGCTTCGGAAAGCGCTGCGAAGGTGAGCCTTGGAACGAGCACTACCAATGCTTGGCAGATCTTGGGAAGTAAGCGTTTCTTCCGCTATCAGCCAGGCCGGGTTAGTGCTGCCACGTTTGGCATCAGGGTTAATACAACTACAGATCGCACTGACATCAAGAAGTTTGGGGCCTTTGATAAGCGTGATGGTTACTACGTTGAAGTGCAAGGTGGAGGACAAACGTCCACCACTGATAAGGAATCCAATTTCCTTTGCGTACGTAGAACAAGTGCTTTAGAGAGCAATGAAAGTGGTATTCGGCTTCCAAATTCCGTCGATGGTGATATTGGCACTGCAGGTACTGACTTGGTGATTGTGCGAGCAGGACTCACTTATATTCATGCAGGATTGTACGATTTAAGCCTCCGTGGTGTTGGCAATAGCATTGGTGGCATTGCGTCTTCTGACGGCTTAACGACTGTTGCAGCGGCATTCTTCACTGTTCCCAATGACTATCGTTACACCTATGAATATCGAGTGCCTCGTAAATATTTTAGTCATGATCGTTTAGATGGCTTAACTGCCACTCAATATTATTCCGACAGGACTCCTGGGCGTTCAAGCTTTACGGTGACCATTGGAGGCACTGCGTCTTCTCCTACTGTTACGTTTGGAAACAGCACTGCTCTTCAAACTGACGAAGGTGATATTATTACCAAGGAAAGTGTATGGAATATTGACTTTTCTAAAGTCACAATGTTCAAAATGGAATATAGCTGGTATGGCGCCGTTGGCGGCCATTTCCTTGCTTATGTTCCTGATTCCAGCACTTCTGGAGAGGCTCGATGGGTGAGAGTGCATCATATTCGTGCTTCTAACCAGCTTACAAGCCCAAGCTTAGGCAATCCAACGCTGCCCATCAGCTATCTTGTTCAGAAGGCGACAAGTGGCAATGAAAATTCGCTGTACAAATATGGGGCTTCTTATTACATTGATGGCGGCGATAAAGGAACTATTGTCGCCCGCTCTCAAAGCAACACTGCCGACAGGTCCGTAAGTACCACTGGAACTATGTTGCTTGGCCTTAGAACAAGAAATACAATCAATTCCATCCGTAATAGGATGCAAGTTTATCCAACGAGGCTTGGCATTGGTTCTAGTGATCGAGCAATTGTCAAACTAATTAAAAATCCAACTTCAGTTTCCACCACTCCTACTTTCGCTACAGTCGCCACTTTAAGCCCAGTTGAATTCACCACAACTAGTGGAGTGACTACAGTCAGTGGCGGCACTACTGTGGCAACTTTCTTTGTGTCTGCCGGTGGCGTTGACCTTGATCTTGCTCCTTACTTTGGTTACAACAAAGACTACCTCTCCTACCCATTGACTGCCACTTCCGGGGACACACTATACTTATTTGCACAAGCAGCATCTGGTACTACCAACATGAGTGGATCGCTTACTTGGGAAGAACAGGTGTAAAGGAATAAATCATGGCAAGCTCCTATAAGGACAGCATTCCAAACTATTATCAAATTGACGAAACTGCAACTGGTGCTGGCACACAATCTGCCAATAGTGAACTGCTTGACTATCAAACAGGCACGTCTCTTTATGACAACATCACTGGAGAATCGCTCACGGGAGATAGCGTAGAAACCATTATTCTTTCAAGCAGTGGATCTTGCACTCCAATCGTTATGTCGGACGACTTGGACTATCCCACTCCCATCGTAATTACAAACACAACTCAAAGCGAAGTTGAACTAAGTCTATTGGGCATTCAAAGGCAGGAAGTGGCCCTTGTCCTATTTGATACTGTTAATGTCTATGGAGTGAATACGAAGGAATGGTATGGCGCTGTTGGTTATACGTATGGCTATGACCCATCAGATTATAATTTTGATGGGGCTTATGGTTACTATGCTGACCATTTGCCTAGTGAAAGCGCTCTTCGGCTTTACGTTTTTCCTAAGCCCAAAAGCTTCACTTATCTTTTTGATAACAATCGTGGCTGGTATCCAGGTGGTTATACCAATGGAGTGCAATCTGGCTATTGGGAAAGCTTACGTGCATTCCGCTATCAACCAGGCAGAGTAACTGGCTTCACGATGGGCGTGAGAATGTCCACGGACAGCCAGCATAGTGGAGAAGTAATTCAATGGGGCTGTAGGAATAGTTATGGTGACGGATATTATTTTCAATTAGAGCGCGGCACTGATTTGTACATTGTTCGCACATCTCCTGGCCTTGGTACTCTCAAGGTGCCTCGTGATTATTGGAATGGTGATAAGGTGCTGGTGAATGAAGGGCGCACTGGCTGGAACCTTGACTTGTCTCGCGTGACAATGTTCAAGATTGAATTTAGCTGGTACGGGGCTGTTGGTGCAAAGTTCTTGGCTTATGTTCCTGATGGCAATGGTGATGCAAGATGGGTGAGCCTGCATTATGTTCTCGCTGAGAACCAATTCACGCAACCAAGCCTGAAGAGTCCCTATTTGAAGATGTTCACTAGTGTTAGCACTTCTGCAGGGACCAAGCAGGCAGCATTTATCAATCTTTACGGAAGTAGTGTTTACATTGATGGTGGAGATAAAGGAACAGTTTTACTTGGTAGTGCTGCATTAGAAGGTGCCAAGCCTGTCGATGAAAATAGTAGGAGCTTGATAGGCTTCAATGTGAAGGCAAATATCAATGGGGTGCCAAATCAAAAGGCCGTCTATCCCGTTGGACTGTCAGCATATTCTTCAGTGCCAACTCGTTTTGACCTTATCTTTGCCAATCCATCGCTGCCAAATTCAATTCAATATGGCTATGGCCCTGGTACGGTTCTATCAAGAGGATTCAGCACCACTTATCCAGTGTCCATTGTCAATAGCACCACTTTTGCCATTGCTTCTGGCACGTTTCCCGACATTAGTCAAGAACTCACTGGCTCTCTTGATTACTTGACTGGACGACGAGTGAAAGTGGATGGCACTGCAGTTTATGACACCCACGTGGTTGCAATTAACTCTGGACTCACTCAAATTACAGTGGATCAGCCATTGCCTAGTGGCTTGTCTTCGGTTCGTTTGTCAAGGATGGATGCTTATGCAACGGCAAGTGG